GATGCAGAGCTTTATTACATCGGATCGATTTGTCACCTATGAATCCTGTGCTGTCGATTCTTATGCAATGGCAGACGCTATGCTGAAAGCGAGGCAGTCAAATGGCTGACCAGCGCACAGACGAATGGTTTGCCGCACGGTTAGGCAAAGTGACGGCCAGCAACTTGCACAAAGTGCTAGCCAAGACCAAGACCGGCTACGGGGCTGATCGGGGTCACTACCTGACCCAGTTAGTACTGGAGCGCATTACAGGCCAAAAAGCCGATTCCTACACCAATTCAGCCATGCAGTTTGGTATCGAGCAGGAAGCCTTCGCTAGAGCCGCTTACGAGGCCCATAGGGGCGTTTTGGTAGAGGAGGTTGGGTTTATCCCTCATCCGACAATTCCAATGGCTGGAGCGTCTCCTGATGGCCTCGTAGAGGATGGCATGGTGGAGATCAAGTGTCCAGAATCGGCAACCTTCCTAGAAGTGCTGCTATCCCAAAACCCTGTTGCTGGCAAGTACTTTGCCCAGATGCAGTGGCAAATGAGGTGCGCCGACAGACCCTGGTGCGACTATGTTGTTTTTGACCCACGTTTTCCACAAAAAATTCAGTTGGTTATACATAGGGTAAATCGGGATGACAGATGGTTGGCAGAAGCTGAAACTGAGGTCAAGAAGTTCCTTTGCGAAGTAGAGGAAAAAGTGCAAGCGTTGAAACAGAAGATTGGAGAATGAAATGAGTAAAGTTCTGAAAGAGATTTCTTGCGTTACGGGCGAGTACAAAAATGCCCAAGGCGAGGTCAAGAAGCGATACACCCGCATCGGTTCGATCATTGATACCAAGAACGGTGCCATGCTCAAGCTGGACACGATCCCGCTTAAAGAGGGTGGCTGGGATGGCTGGGCCTACCTGAACGACCCCAAGAAGGAGGATCAGCAGGCCCGTCCAGTACGGCAGGCCAAGCCCGAGTTTGAAGAAGACTTGCCCTTTTAATCATGAAAGCAGCAAGCCTAGAGAAATCGGATCGGCTTAACAGGGTCCGTGATCTGCTGCTTCAGGGTGGGGAGTTCTCCACTCTGGACATCATCAAACAGGCAAACGTCTGTGCGGTGAACTCGATCATTGCCGAACTGCGTCAAAACGGCATCGGTATCTCTTGTCAGCGCAGGGGCGAGAGATGGTTTTATAAACTGGAGGAAGTATGACTGAAACACGAAAAGAATCTTCAATTAGCCTGGGTGATATGAGGAGCATCTTTATCACCAAATCCTTTGACGACAAGGCGTTAGTGGCTATCTATTTGCCCGGTGCATATGTGTCTATGAATCTTGATGACGATCAGCTAGACCAGTTCATTGATGCTCTGAAACAGTTCAGGAAGGAAACAGCATGAAAAAGCTACTCGCAGCCCTAGGAATCGCCCTTGTAACTACTGGTGCATGGGCACAATGCTCGACTCACACCTACGTCATCAACGGGCGTATGGTGACTTGTACGACCTGTTGCTATGGGTCAAATTGTTCAACAAACTGTTTTTGATGAACCCATTTGATCCCAACTACAAGGCCCAGATTAGCCTGAAAGACTTGGAGCGATCTAGGAAGACATCCTATCAGGCTAGTCGGGTCGTCAATGCAAGGCGTTTATCTGGCGTAGAACCCAGCAAGTCATACGCTACCCGGATTGGCGCTTACAAAGGCACCAACCCAGAAGCAATGACCCTAGAAATGGCTGAAATGACGCCTCACAAGAGGACTATTGAGAAGAAAGGCAAGAAATGAGAGACAGCGACATTGTTGACATATGGCGCAAGCACAAGGAAGTTCACGCATTTGCTAACGAGATTCTGAACATCGAGCGCAAGATCTGTGCAGAGATTGCTGACAAGCATGAGCGCAAGCACGAGTTGCGTCAGATCAATGGCAAGTGGGAATGGATTAGTCCTGCTGGTGAAGCTATAAAAGCCAGGATAAAACCATGAGAACACACAAAGACAAGCTACACGCCCTGTTGCACTACCTTGAACTCAACATTGAGATCGCCACCCATCGCCTACGGGCTGAAAGTTTTTACGACATTGAGGACGAGACAACCAGTTGGGAATATCTGTTCCGCTGGGTTAAGGCTAAAGATAGGCGAGCAAAGATGTGGGAATGGTTTCAGGACGAATACCCAGATGCCATCATGCTCAAGGAGGGCTACTATGAATGAAAAACTCATCGCCGCCGAGTACTTTGGGGGCGAGTTGTACATCAAAGTATCCGATTACCACAGGGTGGTCCAGGCCCAAGTCGCAGCCGAGCGCGAGGCGTGTGCTCAGATTGCAGAAGAATGGCTCGGCCCAACAAAAGACCGAGAACTGCACATAGCAGTCGCCATCCGCGCAAGGGGGCAAGACCCCATGCCTTTGTTCGACGACTGGGAAGGCGGGTTTCCCTATAAGGACCAGAAATGAAGTCTAGAATTCTTGACCCAAACTTTAAGTACATCAACTCGGCAGCGACCAATGTCCAAGAGACATGGCGAAAATTTGGATGGAAACCACTAAATGAAATGCCCCAAGTGCGGAGCGTGGAGCCTAGTAAAGGACACCAGACAGAAGAACGGGATCGTCCAAAGATCCAGAGAGTGCGGTAATGAGCATCGTTTCACCACTGAAGAGCGGGAAATCACATCTAAGCCTCGTGGAAGGCCCAGACTTCGCAACATGGAAGACGGAGACTCTAGTTCAGTTCGCTAAACAGGCTCATGAGCGTATGAAGGCTCAAGAAGAGCAAATAGAAGCCCTACGGATTGATGTCAGGGCCGCAATGGAATCTTATCGCAAATTGCTCATAGAGAGCCAACGTCGATAACCTTGCCTCTAAATTCGATCTTGTCCTTCGCCCAGCGGTGGACAATCTCGGGCCACAGCAGCCTGCCATTGTGGAAGGTCAGCACGGCAAACCCAGACCTCCAGTTCACAGGATTGTCCTCAAGATAGTCTGTGAATTGGGGTCCATCCGTCTCCGCTAGAGTGCCCGTATCAACGCCGAACCGATTCCCGGCGTAATCAGCAAACGGGGTCACTTTGAGGCTGTGCAAGTGCCCAGTAACGATGTTTAGGCCAGCGTTAACCGTGTTGTTGTGGGTGGCATGAAGCCCTCCCTTAAAGCGGTGCTTGACAATCACGTTGTCAGTCGGCCAACATGACCAGCAGGGTATCCATGCCGGGAAATGGTCGGAGAGCTTAAAACCGCCCACAGCCATGTATTCGGGCACTGTATTGGCAAGCCTGTTCTCAAAGCGGGCGTCATGGTTGCCCAAAGCCCAGACCAGTTTGGCACCCTTAGCAGCGTCCTCAATCTCGCCCAGACTGGCCTCACAAGCGCGCAATTCCTGAATGACGGACGGCTTGGAATCCCATCCGATCCTGGGGAATCTACTGATGGCGGCTCCGTCAAATGCATCGCCATTATTGATAACGGCTTTTGGTTTCAGTTCTTTGATAGCCCAAAGCAATCCCTTAAACGCCGTAGACCTGAACCCAGGCCAAAAGTGAGCGTCAGAAAACACCAAAACCACCCCGTTTTCGATGCCGAGGTGATGTCGTGCCATAGAAGGCTGAATAGAATCGGTATGACCACGTTTATTATCGGCAGAAGACTTGGTTAGCAACAATTTTTTGCTTCTTTGTTCAAGTCGACTACGACGAGACATAACGCTCCGCTCGGAAATACCAAGAACTCTGGCGACCTTGATGGGCGATTGATACTTCTCCCAAAGCTCAATAAACTCTTCTTCACTGACCGTTGGCGTTGGCATAGAGTGCCCTCTCAAGTACGTTGATTACGCGATGCTCCACAGACTCAAGGTCTTCAGGAGTCGCTGACCTATCTTGGGCTGTTGTTATCAGGTCGTATAGGAAAACGTGCAAGCACTCGTGGAGTGCCGTCATAGACAGCGTTTCTCTGTTGATGGGAGAAGCGCCAAAGTCACCTAGCTGGTAGGTGCCTAGTCTGGCTTGGTTATCGCACTGCATGGAAGCCATAGCGCCCTTGGCTGGCTTCATACTGCGCTCTAGTCTCCAATCCATTAGATTGAGGACAGTTTGCCAGTGTTTAACGCATTCGTCGAACTCTAAAGCCTGCTCTACAGTAGGCTTGTTTTGCGGTTTTGCCATAACTGCCCATTGTTCTGCTCATCTATGACAAGAATAATTCGATCTCTGCTTTGCGGCGGCGCACAAGGCCAGGAAGCTCCTTGCCACCACCCTTAGTCCACATCATGAATGACTCAGCAGCACCTTCCCAATCGCCACGGTTGGCCTTCATGCGGATCGTGCTGCGCTGCAAGTTACCTAGCCCTGCATTGAAGGCAAAAGATACCAAAGCGTCAAAAGCGCCTTGACGGCCAACAACGCCGGGAACAAGTCGTAGAACACCACGTTCAAAACTTGCGACATCAGCCGTGAATAGTTGGTCGATCTCTGCTTTACTCCAGACACGAGCATCCTCCGGCTTTAGGGGATAGTCTTTACGAGCCGTCTTACCTTCAGTCGCAACCATCGGTAGACTAATCTGATGCTGATATAGGACATGACCGTATCCAATCGTCCAGATATGCGCTGGGCAAAGATAAGGCTTGTTCCTACAGCCCTCAAAGCGGTGCATCAGGTCTACACCGGCCTTGGA